ACACACTTTTCGAACGGCGTAACAAACGTAAGAGGAAAATCTGGTGGTACTTCTTTATTTAGTAGCATCAAACAACCTTTAATTACTGGTGGTTACGAACAAGAACAAGCTTACCAAAATGACTTTATTCAATACAACGCATCAGACTGGGAAACAACTATAGCAAATGGTACAGGTGATTTTCAACTAGCACAATTTGCTGGTGGATGGTTAAGACAAGGAGATAACTCTCCAGTTGCTAACGAAGTACAAGGAGTTGCTGGCTGGGATGTTTGGAACTATTCAAACACTAAAAAATGGATGTTTGAAACTAGTATGGCAATCACTACTGTAAGTGAATTAAATACTTGGGTAGGATTTGCTGTTGATGACTATGCTGATCCTGCAACTTTACCAACTGATGGTATTGGATTCTCGCATTTAGAAGATACAGCTACAATTCAGTTTGTTTCTAGAAAAAATGGTGCTGGCACATCTTTCTTAATGCCTACCACTCTTCTAGATTCTACACTACCAACTCAAACTGCAACTCAACAAGTAATTCCAACTAACTCTGTTAGATTAGGATTTGTATTTGAACCCGCAGGAACAGACTCTGGTCAAACTGTAGGTCAATACAAAATATATATGAATGGTAACATTGTAGGTACACAATCTGCAACAACTGTTCCGGATGATCTTGCATTAGAGATTAATATTATGGCTGCACACAAAGGTACAGCTGCTAATCATTTAGTAGTTGACTACTTTAACACAGTACAATCTAGAGTAAGCGGTACTAGCGTTACAGCTTAGTAATAAATTAAGGGAGCCCTTCGGGGCTCCTACAAAATTTTAAGGAGAAAAAAATATGAGTTCATTTTCAAGTGACCAAACAACTCTTAACAAAACTACAGGGGCAGCTTCTGTTTTATTAGGAGCTAGAGCTAGAGTTACATCAATTCAAGGAAGAGGAGAAGCAGGTTCTGTTTTATCTTTATTTGACGTAGCTGATGCAGGAGACGCAGCAGCCCCTAATTTAAAAGCTATCTATAGATATGAAACTGAGGGGCTAGAAGTTTATATTCCCGGTTCAGGTATCTTGTTCCAAAATGGAGTTTGTGCTACACTGACTCAATCAGCTGGTACAGACGGCAGCGTTACATTAACTATTACAGGAGCGTAAGCTCATGGCCAATACAACTTCAGGTTCTTATACTTTTGATAAGAATCTAGGCATTGATGAAATAATTGAAGATGCTTATGAACGTATAGGCATTCAAGGTGTATCTGGTTATCAATTAAAAACAGCTAAAAGATCTTTAAATATTCTATTCTCTGAATGGGGTAATAGAGGTCTACATTTTTGGGAAGTTATTAACCAAAATGTTACTTTAGTTAGTGGTCAATCTGTTTATAATTTTTATAGAGCACCAGGTGATGGTACATCAGATGGTGTGGCTACAACAATAACAGCTGCAATGACTAATTCACAGGACACCGTTCCCTGTACCTCGGTCACGGGTTTTCCAAAATTTGGTATAGTAACAATAGGCACTGAACAAATTTCATATACAGGAATTTCATCATTAAACTTAACAGGTTGTGTAAGAGGTATTAATGGCAGTACCGCTGCAACTCATTCAAATACAGACGCTTTGACACAGACTCCAAGAGGAATGGACAATATTCAAGAAGCAAACTATAGAGTTGCTTCAACAAGTGTTGATACTCCAATGACTAGAATCAGTAGATCACAGTATCAAGCATTTTCAAACAAAACAGATTTAGGTTTATGTACTCAGTATTGGGTACAAAGATTTATAGATAAAACTACCTTAACTTTATATTTAACACCAGGAAGTTCTCAAGCAGGGAACTTTATTAATTTTTATTATACAAAAAGAATTGATGATGTAGGAGCTTATACAAATGCAACAGATATTCCATATAGATTCATACCTTGTATGATTGCAGGATTAGCTTTTTATTTAGCAACTAAATACGCACCTCAAAGAGAACAAGGATTAAAAATGTTATATGAAGATGAGTTAGCTAGAGCTGAATCTGAAGATGGTAATACAACTAATTCTACTTATATTTCTCCTAAAATATATAACCCGGGTCTCTAATGTCTAGTTTTGCACAAGGTAAACATGCTTTAGCAATATCAGATAGATCAGGACTAGCTTTTCCATATAATGAAATGGTTACAGAATGGAATGGTGCTTTTGTACATGTATCAGAATTTGAACCTAAACAACCACAACTACAACCTAAACCCACTAACGCAGATCCACAAGCTTTGCAAAAAGCAAGACCTGCAAGAACAGAATTTCCAACAGAAGATTTTTTACCGGACAATCCAATTACTACTACAGCTACAAACACAACTTTAAAAATAGATTTTCCAAATGGAGATTTACAGGTCAATGATTTTATTAGACTTAGAAATGTAAAATCTGCAGTAGGAGGGGTTCCTGTTGTTACGGGTGCTTCAGGTCCTGCATTAGAATTATCTACAACTTTGGATACAGCTGTTACACTTACTGATACAACAGTTACTGTGCAAACAGGAACACATTTTCCAACTACTGGTTTTCTTATGATTGAAAAAGTAAATGCAGTTTCTGGTTTATTTGAAAATGAAACAATAGAATATACTGGAAGAACTGGAGAGAATTTTACAGGTTGTACTAGAGGAACAAGTGCACCTTATAGAGGGGTATCTCCCATACCAACAACAGCTACTACTCATCCTGTTGGAGCAAAAGTATTTGGAGCTTATAAAATAGATTCTTTAAATACAACACAAGTTTTAGGTATGGGTCAACCCCTATATACTACACGATTTGATGGTATAAATGTTACGTTAGTAAGTAATGCTACAAGCACAGAAACCGGGGGCGGTTTTCAGTGTACAATCGGACCCTTAAATGATAAGGCTTAATTATGGCAACACATTATACATACGCAACTTTAACAGCAGCAATTAGAAACTACACTGAAGTTAGTGATACAGTTCTAACTCAAGCTATCATTGATGAATTTATCATGGCAGCTGAACATAGAATTAATATAGACCTTCCATTAGATGCAGACAGATTTGTTGAAGAAGGAACAATGGCCGCTGATGTAAATAGTATAAGAGTACCGGCAGGAGCTTTGTTTGTAAGAGGGGTAGAAGTATTTAATGCATCTAATACTACAGAAGCAGGAACTTGGTTAGAGAAAAAAGATCAAACTTATCTATCAGAATATATTGGTAGATTAACGGGACCAGAAGGTGACTTAACTGCTCAAGATGTTACAGGAAAACCTAAATATTATGCTATGTTTGGTGGAGCAACCGGATTAACTGATACGACTTCAGGATCAATTTACTTAGCACCTACACCAGATGTTAATTATGAATTTAGAATATATTTTAATAAGATGCCTGTAGGACTGGGAACAGGATCCGGGGGTAATTCTACTACTTATATAAGTAATTACTTCCCTCAAGGGATACTATATGCTACTCTTGTTGAAGCATTCGGTTATTTAAAAGGTCCAATGGACATGTTGACATACTACGAAAATAAATATAAAACAAGCATACAACAGTTTGCAGGAATGCAGATAGGCAGAAGAAGACGAGACGATTACACTGACGGAACCGTTAGGATACAAGTCAAATCACCTTCACCGTAAACTAGGAGAAAAAAATTATGGCAATAGCATCGGCAATATGTAACAGTTTCAAAGTAGAAATTTTAAAAGCAATTCACAATTTCACAGTTACATCTGGAAATACTTTTAACTTAGCACTTTACACAAGTTCAGCATCTATGGGTGCAGGTACAACAGCTTACGCGACAACTAACGAAATAGCTAACACATCAGGATCTTCATATTCTGCAAAAGGAAAAGCACTTACAAGTGTAACACCTGTTCTAAATTCTACTACAGCTGTTTGTGATTTTGCTAATATCTCATGGACATCTGCTTCATTCACAGCTAACGGTTGTTTAATTTTTAATGATTCAGCAACGGGTGATCCAGCATGTTGTGTTATTGCTTTTGGTGGAGATAAAACTGTAACAAGTGGAACTTTCACAATTGAATTTCCAGCAGCCACTGCAGGTAATGCAATTATCGGTATAGCATAAGGAGTAGTTCCTTATGGCTAATACTTGGGGACAATCCGGAACAACCTGGGGACAAAATCAATGGAGTGAACAAACTCAAATTGATGTTCCAATCACAGCACCTTCACAATTAACAACAGCAGTAGGAGCATTAAGTGTTGTTTATTATCCTGGTTGGGGAACTTTAGATTGGGGAGAAAATAGTTGGGGTAGTGTTGACTCTGCTACAGAAACTTTAACAGGACTTTCAGCAACAGCAAGTGTTGGTGCAATTACACCGGCAGATGTAATGGGGTTGACTGGCGTTTCAGCAACAAGTGCTTTTGGTACTCTA